ATGCCCATGCCCCGCAACGTATATTCGCCCTTCTGTCAGCATGTTCTTTACGATTCCGGATGCGCGCTTAGCAAAGCAGCCTACGCCTATCCGGGAGCTATTAGCGGCACGTCTAATCTATCTTACATTGCCTGGACGGACGTCACGAATAATTTCTTGCAGGGAACAATCACTTTCGCAAGCGGTTCCAACAATGGCATCTCGGCGAACATCAAGAGTGTCAATCCCGGCATGGGCCTCGGGCTATCCTCACCGCTCCCCGCTTGGCCGAATATTGGCGATACATTTACCGCCTATTGTGGATGCGATCATACTGCCACGACCTGTCAAAATCGCTTCAACAATCTCGCCAACTTTCGGGGGTTCCCTTATGTTCCGCAACCGACTTATACACTTTTCTGAGGCATTTATGTTTGATTGCGACCAGTCATACACGCAAATGGCACTCCTTTGTGCCCTGATCGCGTTATGGTTATTTGAGAAGAGCTTCCTGCCAATTCTGGCCGGATCAATTGGAGGTGAATAATGGACAAAATTGTGACAGAATACACATGGGATTTGGATGTTGCGCCGACGGATAGCGGTGACATTAATGTTGAGTTCATGGATCATAGCGGCCCGAACGCTTTTGAGTTCAGCCGCGAGGCCGCTATTGCGCGACGCATTAACTACTGCGCTTAACGCACTAAGCTAATTTGTTGCGTAAGCCAAAGTACACCGTCACCGCTCTGCCAAGTGCCCCTCCACCCCCGGATGGAGGGCGTCTACTTCGATCGCCACTTGAGGGGGGTTTGCATTACCGATTGTTAACTGTCACATTTTCGTCTCTTGTTATGCTACCATTTGTGATTGTGACGTTTTTAACTTTGTTGCTTGGTATGCGATGTTCTAATGCACAATGAAGAAGCTGAGCGCCAAACCGTTATCGCGGAGGCGCGGTCCTGGATAAAAACCTGCTATCACCACGCTGCAGACGTTAAGGGCTACGGCGTTGATTGTGGTATGCTACTAGTTCGCGTCTTTGTCGATACCGGCCTTTGCGAACCGTTCGATCCGCGCCCCTATGAACCTGATTGGATGATGCACCGTTCGGAAGAGCGCTATCTCGGATTCATCTTTGATCGCACCAAAGAGGTCTCGCTCCCTAAGCCGGGTGATGTTATGGTCTTCAAATTCGGCCGCTGCCATTCACACGGCGGTATTGTGACTTGCACTAATCCGATTGCGATCGTGCATGCCTATAAGCCAGCTAATGGCGTGATTGAGGAAGATGTCTTCAGAAATACAGCGCTATCCTATCCGCATCGCACGCCGCGTTACTTTTCGTATTGGGCTTCCTGATGGGTCTGCTCCGCGACCACCAAAATAATGGACGTATTCCCTATTATACTGGGTTGCAGATTCAAACATCCGGCAACAATGTACCGATCTCGATCGTTTGGGGCGCCAATAAGATTGCGCCGAACTGCATTTGGACTGGCGGCTTTTACGGCTACTATGGCTATCCCGAGGGTAGCCATGGCGGCGGCAAAGGCGGCGAAGGCGGCGGCTCGACCAGCCAGGGCTGGCAATATTATACCTCATGGCTCATGGGGCTCTGCGAGGGGCCTATTTCCGGCATTGGCACGATTTGGCAGGGGTCGACGCCAACGAATACCTATGGCGCCGATATTTGGGCCGTCTACAATGGCACGCAGTCACAAACGCCGTGGAGTTATCTTTCAACCTATTTCGCCCCGCAGGCGCTGGGCTATCACGGCCTTGCTTATATCGCTTCATACAACAACTACCTAGGCAATACGGCGAATCTTCCCCAATATTCCATCGAGGTTTTGGGGCTTCAGATCAACTCGTCCGGCATCAACGGTCTTGATGCTGATCCGGCGCAAATCGTCTACGATTTCCTAACAAACGCGCAATACGGGCTAGGCTCATCGAACTCGGCTGTATCATACAACGGAATTGGCAACGGATTTTCGGGCTCAAGTATTAATGCAACGTCACTTTATTCCGACTGGCGCCACGTAACCATAGCAACGGGATCGCCTGCGGTTGTAACCTGGGGCTCGTCCATATTTTCGCCGGCCGCCGCCAGCGCCCCGCCGCTTCTTGATGGCAGCCAAGTTATTCTTACCACGACAGGATCGCTGCCGTCCGGTATTAGATCAGACACGGTTTATTATCTTGCAAATATTTCCGGAAGTTCAGCCAACCTTGTCTATAGCCCAGGCGGGGTCTTGGTGAACGCGTCCGGCTCGCAGAGCGGGACGCACACTCTAACCTTAAACCCGTCTTCCTATCAGGCATATTGTCGGGCCGCCTATCTTGCGCTGAGCCCAGTGCTTACTAATCAAGAGCCCGCCAGTTCTATTCTGGCGCGTTGGATGCAACTCACAAATTCCGCCGCTGTGTGGTCGGGTGGCGAGCTGAAAATCATTCCCTATGGAGATAGCGCGATCAGCCAGCCACACCAATTCATCGGTACCGTTACCTATATCCCAAACACGACTCCTGTTTATAGTCTTGACGATGATGATTTCATTAACGAGGAGGGGCAAGATCCGGTTGAAGCCTCGCGTGTCGATCCGTATGAGCTCTACAACTGGCGAAGGCTGCAAATCAATGAGCGTATCAACGCCTATCTGCCACTCAATGTGAACGAGCCGTGGCAGCTTTGGACGCTCGATAATTCCTATGTTCCTCGCCCCATCGACGTTTGGGATCAAAATGCCATCGAAACTTATGGCCTGCGCATGGCACCAGATATCACGGCGAATGAGATTTGCGATCCACAAGTCGGCCAAAATGCCGCGCAGCTCATACTTCAGCGTGGACTCTATGTCCGCAACCATTACAAGTTCAAGCTGTCCTTTGAGTATTGTTTACTCGAACCGATGGATTTGGTGCAAATCACGGATACTAGGATCGGTCTCAATGCGCTCACGGTTAGGATAACAGAAGTAAGCGAGGATGATAGTGGCATCCTCTCGATCATGGCAGAGGATTGGCTTGGCACAACGGGAACGAGCGTAGCCTATCCGATTCAGCCGCACACCCCTAACGGTATCAATCAAAATGTTGTTCCGGCGCGCGTCAACACACCGGTCATTTTCGAGCCGCCGTCATCGCTGACCAACGGCATTCCTTACGTGTTCATCGCCGCCTCGGGCGGCGTCGCGCCGGTCTATTATCTCGCCGAAACAGGCTCGACTGGTCAGCATTCCGTGACATGGGCCGGGCAGGCTTCGCTTGCTTCGGGCTCGACGGTCAATTTCTCGCTTTATATCTGCCCCAACATCCGCAACAGCCTGCGCCTGAACATTTATAACGGCTCAGCCTATATCGGCGCCGATTTCAACACCGTAGCTCAAACTGACACGGCGGATGCCGGGGTCTCGGCATCCATCGCGCCAGCAACCAACGACGCGAGTTCGGCCATCTCGATTTCGATCGCCTCGCCAGGCGTCGTGACATGGACCGGCAACGGTCTTATCGCAGGTCAGATGGTGGTCTTCTTTACCACTGGAACTTTTCCGGGCGGCATCACGGCGTCATCGAACCCGGCAATTTCGATTGCTTATTTCGTCACCTCGCCGGCCGCCAACACCTTCGAGATTTCAACGACTCCTGGCGGCGCCGCGATCAACACATCTGGTTCCTATTCCGGGACCATCACCTGCGCCGCCTATGGCTGGTATCAATGCACGGTGTCAGCGCAAATGGCGGTGGCCGGGACACCGAATTACGTCGCGTTGCTCGAGGCGGTGCCGGGCACCACTTCCTACGCCGGGACATTTGGCTACGGCGCCTATCTTTGGGGCGCCACAGAGGCGAGCACGCCGCCGCAAAATTCGGTTGTGACGCAAGCGATCGTTCCCGCGACCTATCTGCCGCCGCCCGTGGCGTCCTCGCAAGTTTCGCTCGCCAACGCCTCAAGCGCGACGAGCGCACTCATGCCGCCGAGCGGCGTTCCTGGAGACGCCGATCCAAATTGGGGCGGCTGCTATGTGTGGGCATCGGCGGACGGCAATTCCTATTCCGTGATCGGCCAAATCAATGGTCCATCGCGGCAAGGCATCTTGACGGCCGCCCTGCCAGTTTACGAGGGTATCAACCCAGACAACACCGACACTCTATCGGTCAACCTTTTGGAGAGCAGTGGAGTTCTCTCGGGCACGTCCACATCGGCTGCGGCGAACGGAGCGACGCTTTGTTATATCGTCTCGCCATCAGGATCGGGCGGCGAAATTCTCACCTACACGTCGGCTGGTCTTGTTTCCACCTCGAACTATAGTCTCACAGGTCTTTATCGCGGATACGGGGGCACGGCCACGGCCGCGCATTCGATGGGAGATTATTTTGTCCGGGTTGACAGCAATGTCTTCCGCTATGCGCTGCCATCATCTTGGATCGGTGCGACTCTTTATGTGAAGCTTCAAAGCTTTAATATCTACGGGAATAGTGTCGAGGATCTATCGGAATGCGCCGTCTACACTTATACGGTTTCCGGGGCCGGATCTCAATACACCTACGGGCCTATCACTGCGGCTCTTCTTTCTGGCACAAGTCTTGATTTTGGCCTGGTCTCAGCAGCCGTCACGGAATCAGATCAATGGGGCATTGTGACGGATGGGTATCTTTTGGCAAGAATCGATTTAGGAGCGGGAATTTAATTCATGTCTGTTCAGGTGCAATTACGAAGAGACACGGCGACAAATATCGTCAACGCGCCGACCGGGGCGCAGGGAGAGCTTTGGGTTGATACAACCAACTGGCGCGTAATAGTTAATGATAATGCGACAACTGGCGGTCATCCAGCGGCAAAGCTATCCGAAGTCCCTGTTGGTCCAAGCTCGAACGGGGCGACGGCCAGCTTTGCTTGGGTCGAGCAGGCGGTAACGCTATCTGGCAGTTCAACCACCTTCACACTGTCCGGAATGCCAAGCTATTCCGCCATTCTCATGGGCATCTCATGCCGGGTCACGACGGCGATCACTGGAACAGGCGGCATCTCAGGTTTTGGTATAGATTATGCAACCGGTGGCTCCGGCTATAACCTAAGTAATAACATAGGTCTTACAGCAGGGACCACCGCAAACGGAGCATCGCCACCTAATTATGTTGGTAATTCAACCAGTCTAAATATTAATGCGATGACCTCCTCCGGTCATTTAGGGGGGGCATTCGCTGCCGGAATTGTTAGGGTCTCGGCCCTGGTCATGACGATTCTGCCGCCAACCTCGTAAACTTCACCCCTTACCACAACCAGCCTCTCGGCACGCCTCCAAGGAGGAACAAAATGGTAACTGTTAACATGGCGCCACCTGATAATGGCAACTTCAATTCAATCACCATTAACGGGCGGACCTATTCTTCAACTCCGGGAGTATCGATTCCGGTTCAATTGGGCGATTCGTATGAGCTGAGCGCAAATGGCTGGTATCAAGTGTACTTAGCGAATAGCAACCAAAGCACACTTCCATATACCGGCGATGATAACAAGGCGGGGCTCGGCCCTTACTTACCGACCGCAACAGCTGCTCCGGTCCTCGCCGTAGGATTCAAGCGCCTCATCGCCAATTATAATGGCCCGGTAGCTCTTATTCAGAACGGCGCCGGCCAGCAGCAGCAAATTTACTTCAATACCAACAATGATTCGATCAATCGGACACAGCTCTATAGCTTCCTCGGCAATCAAGGGGGCTTGGTCCTCGTTCTTTATGACCAAACTGGAAATGAGAATCATTGCACAGCCTACGCCAATAACTTAAACGGCAACCCGCCTATGGTCATGCCTTATGGCTGGCAGGGCATGGCAAACATCATCCCATCAAGCGCGCCGCACCAAACCCTGACGACCGCCGCCGCCTTCAATCAAGCCATAAACGTGCCGGTTGACCATAATATCGATGGAATTCCAACGATCATCTGCGGCTGGGATGCCGGCAATGCGACTGGCCAATCGTTTTTCAACGTCCCTTACAACTCGGCCAGCATCCAAAACACCAACCGCAATAATTTTACGGCGTTATGGTGCGGCAGTTCGCAGACCTCGAATAATTATGGCATCTTTTTTCACTGTGGCTCGACGGCTGCGGTCAATATGGGATTTCTGCAATCGGCCGGCCTGAATTGGGGCGGCCTTTATTATGATATCGCCCCCGGCTTTGCCGACTCGCCGCAATTTGTCACGCCGTCTAATAAGCCGATGGTGCTCGCCTTGAACAGCGGCGGCGGCAACTTCACCACATCGCTTGATGGGTTGCAGGTGCAGGCCAGAGGCAGCGCGATCGGCTCCGGTCTCTTCGGCACGGTGGGCGGTTATCTCTGTGGCGCGCCTGGCTGGGTCAGTGGCCTCCCTTATGCCATTCTGCCTTCCAATTTGCTAAGCTTCGCTCTCTACCCAACTTCACTCGGGACCCAGCAGCAGAGC